GGTAAAGATTTCTGCGCACAGGTCGGTGTCTACCTTGTTGTACTCAGTCATCAGCTCAAGCTCGTATGGCGTAAAGTCTTTGAGGTACTTGCCCTTAGTGTTGGTTGCTTCGAGGTCGAGCTTCTTGCCCACACCAAGCTCAGCCGCTAACTTCTTGAGCGACACACCAATGAGAAACTTGCCGCCCACATTTATTCCAGTTTTGGAATACTGCGAACGAGCCATAGCAGCGGTACAACCATACATCTTGGGGTTGATGCCCATACGCCACGCAAGAATCATTGAGTCGAAGCCAGACATGTTGTGGCCGATAGCCATAGCGTTAGCCCAGTCCATGCCCTGCAAGTGTTCACGAATTTTGTCTTCGCCGAACAGCACATACGTATCACCGTCTATGCCTTCTTTGATAGCAACGGAAATGATTTCCGTCTTTGGGCTTTGTATGTACTCTGTTGGAGACATACGGGTGAGCGTATGGGTTACGTCCCAATACGTCTCGAAGTCTAGGAAGATTGGTTTCATTGTTCTAACGCCTTTGTTGCTAGGATGACTTTGATTGCGTCGCTCAGGTTCTCACCTTCACGAACGATGTACAACTCGTGCTTCCAGTCAGGACCATGCGGGTTGTGCTTGTGTGTACTGATCTCGATGATGGTGCCGTTCATGGCTTTGATGAAACCCAAACGCAGTTTGCTTTCTGCGGATGTGGATGTGCTATCCATCGAAACCTCTAATGGACTGGTAGCTTTGTCGGCGTTGTCGGACCTCATGGCCCACACAATAAAGTTTCTAAATAGTTTTCTCATTTGTTCTCCAGTTGGAAACTGACCATGGATGCAGCGATACGCTCGTTGACTTCTTGAATGGTCGTTGCTATGTAGGTGTCGTACGAGTAGCCTTCTCGTGTGGCTATGTTGATGACGTAGCCGTTAGCGACCTTCTCGACGTTGATGCGACCGTTGAACACGGTCTGACTGCTAGAGGCTTTGACTGGTGTCTGCGCCGATCCGAGTACAGTGCCATATGCTGCTTGTTGCTGAGCTGCGTTGCTCATGTTGGCAATACCGGTTTGGCCCGTAAGATTTCCGCCACCTAGCAATCCACCTGTTAGTGCGTGCATTAAGTTCATTTGTTGAGTACCTCCAGAAGTTTCATGGCGTAGTGTTTGGCCTTGCCTGCGTCATCACTGTCTGCCTTCTTGCCCTGACGCATGGCGTACTTGATGACGTTACCCTTGAGGAATCCAATGAACTCTTCGTGTGTAAGCACGGCTTCCATTACTGCCCATGGTTGCATGCTCATGTCTTTGTAGTGTGTACCGCTAACTTGCAAGTCGTCTGCTCGCAAGCCGGGTAGTTGTTTCTCTATGGTGTCGCAGTTGACGTTCATACTTTCTCCTGTTCTACGATCGGTCTAGCTTTTCTCAGTTTGTAAATCTTGTCGATGGCCTCCATCGCAAGCTCCATTTCACGCACATTGGTTTTGTCCAGTTGTGCATCGTGAATCTCCATGACCAAGTTCATCGCTACAAGCTCTTGAGCTTTGAGAATGAATCGGTTGTGGTTCTTAACGCCGCGACGAGCGACCTCAAGTAACGCGTCCTGCCCCGCACGAATTTCCTCCAGCCAATCCGCGCCGTACTCAGGGTTGATGATGGTGTACGCCTCAGTCATGTTGAACGCACCGATTAGAACGTCTATGTCATCCCTCGTTGCATCGCCACGGCGTAGCGCATCCATCGCTGCATGGTTTTTGATTCGTATGTCTGTGCCGATCGAGATTTCTCGAAATGGTTTGAGTCCTGCTTGGACCCATGTCATCACATCAAGACGTACGCCCTTCGGTTTGTACTTGCTTCGTTTGCGCATTTGTTTTCTCTAGTTGAGTGACTCTTTCAGTTAGGGACTTGACTTGTTTCTCGAGCTGCTTGAGTAGCGTCTCTTTTTCTTTGTACCCTACCTCTCGATAGGGAACGGTGATGCCTATGGGCTTGCGTGTCATGGCTATTCCTTCACGAATATCCCATCAGCTTGCAGATACCCCTTGCGGTCTTTGATTTGGTTGTACGCATGCTCAAGGCATGTTGTTAGGTCGAGGTCCGCAGTTGCACAACCCATGATGAGCGTGACCAAGATGTCACCATACGCGTCGATCATTGCTTCGCGGTCGTTGTTGCTGATAGCGTCGTGTAGTTCGTCAACTTCCTCTTGCGTCTTCCCCCATTGCGCTTCGGGCGACGAGTTCTGCACAATGCCACGAGCCTCACCCCATTGGATGACGAGCATTTCTAATTCACGATACGATTTCATTTCTTTTTTCCTTTTGGTTTGACGTTGGCAGTGCCAGCTTTACTGAATACATGGAACTCTGTTGTTGAGAGTTTGAGGCTAAGCGATTTCATCGGCGTAGTCTTGGCTACATTAAGCCCGTTGTTCTTCTGTTGCTCTTCGGTCTTGATGCGACTCAACAGATCAGGGTGGTAGGTCTTTATGTAATCAGGATGGAACGCGTTGATTGTTGTCATAGTGGGCTTTCAGGTATTTGCTGTCGTTGTTGTTCTTCGTACTCTTTGATCTGCTTAGAAGTCCACGGCACTGGTGGGTGTTGCGGGAATGGCCAGTTAGTCACCTTGTACCTCCAAGTAGTATAGAAACCCAAGGAGCATGGCGACGACTGCACCAACGCCAAGCAACATAAGCAGTGTCATCAGTACAATATTTTCTATGGCATCCATGATGGGTACCTCCCTTGCTCTCTCAGAATACGAAGACGTAGTGCGAAACCCCAAGCTAGGCCCCACACAACCCAAAGGGTACGATGCTCCATGCTCCAGTTAGCAGGGTCTCTATCCCAGTTGACGAAGCCGATCAGGACATAGATACCTGCCAGCATGATTGGATATGCGATGTGGTCGATGTATTTCATGGTGTCTTCCTGAGCCACAGCTCGAAGTTCTTGTCTGTGTTTTGTATTTTGCTCGGCTTACGAGCAATAACTTTTCTTTTTTTCTTAGGCGGTTTAACCTCTACAGGCTTCTCGTATGTCGGCCATGGTGCGCCCGGCGCAAGTATGGTTTTCATTCATCCTCCTCGGCTGCGTGGTGGTGATCGAGCGTCAGCTCGAACTTGATGACGTCCAGTATGCCCAGCACAGTGGGCAACATCATTGCGTCCTCGTATTTGTAGATCACGTCGAGAATTTCATTTGTCATTCCAGACGCTAATTCCATGGGATTTAGCTTGTGCATTGTGTGAGTCCGGTGAACGCGCCACAACGAGCGCATCTGTAACGTGAGTCGCTAGGTTCCCAGCGGTGTTTGCATTTGGTCATGCGTTCCCCAGTACATACAGTAGAGTCAATAGAAAGAAGATAAGCGTGGCCCAGAGCCAGACCTTCTCCATAGTTGTTCGCTCAGGTGGAAACCACCATTCAGCTTGATCTTGTTGAAACGCTTGCATCATTGATCGGTGATAGCGTCGTGTTGTTGGCCATCCATAACTCATTTCTTTTCTCCAAGTTAAAAAGCCCGTTCCCGTGATTAGGCGAGTCATAATTACGCGGCTTCGCTTTGGCCTCATCACTGCACGGATAGAGTTCGCGGCGCACAGTGGGAGACATCATGGGCTGGTTATCAGGTGGGCGAGTCCTAATGCAGAAAGGTAAGCCGCAACGCAATTGTTTGGTTAGCCTCCGTAGATAGCTTTGAGTCGCAAGTACAGTTCTCGTCCTTGATACATCGAGAGTGTGCCCATGAACAAGTCCACATCGAAAGCTTCCGCCTTGCGTTCGTGTTCAGCAATTTTATTTTGCACTACTTTCTTGGGTAGCACTGTCACTTTTGTGACTTTAGGTTTTTCATATTCGCTACGTGTTACCGATAGCTTGTGGCCAAGTCGAACCACACGGTTACTAGATTGCAGAGCTTGGATAGTCGCCGCAACCACCGAACGTTTGTGGCCTAGCTCTTGGAAGTGGTTGAGTACGAGGACACCTTTTACTGTTGGGTTCTCTTTGATGTAGTCAAAGATTTGGCGAGTAAGCGGGGCGGCATCCACGATTGACTCAGGCTCTTTAGTTTCCCCTTCGTCATCGAACTTGATGGTGTTGAGTTGTGGCAGGACTTTGGTAAAGATTTCAGTTTGTAAATCAGGCATGGGCCTTCTCCAGTGTGGTTTCTATCGCTTCCTCGAGTTGGTCGTTGGCATCCAATGATTCGAGGACACTCTCATCAGACGTCAGATACTCATACTCTTGGTACAGTTGCTTGTACAGGTCGAGCATGAATTGTTCAAACACATCACCGAACTGTTGTGTTAGTTCGGCGTAGTTGTACTGGCTAAGGTTAGTCATCATGGTTGCTGTGCGAATGTCGTCAGGCCCCCACTCAAGATAACGGTTAGTAAAGTAGTGGTCGTCAACGCTGTCAGGTAAGTTAATCTCACTGCCATAGCTAACGCTCTTGTGGTGATAGTAGAGGTAGTGCGTGTGGTTGCTAGAAAAACACCAGTCGAAGTTCTCAGCGGCGTAAATGAGTGCTGCATCGCTGTACCCGATACTTGTCAAGAACAACGGCCAGTCTGATACCTTACCTTCGAAGCATGCACCGTCCCCTTGAGACCAAAAGCCACTGAATAGTATCTTGTGGACATCTATACCTAGGGCTGCCATGTCGGATTTGAAGTTCTCCTCCACACAGTCCCACCAGTTAACGTGCTCTACGTTCCAACGGCGATACTTATCTAGTATCTCGTCACGTTGGCGTGCCGGCAGTGAATTGAATTTCTGTAATGGTGTCATGTCTTATCCTTTTTCTTGAGCCACTGCTCGCGCTCGATGTAGCCGCACTTAGCACAACAACGCCATTGAACATAAGCCGCATCAGTGCTTTCGTCAAACCAGTTGTTCCACTTATGCCAGCAACCGCCCCATCGCTCCACCACATAAACGCACAGAGCGATGAGGACGACAATCGCAACGACGAACATGGCAATTAAGACTTCGTTCATACGACCCCCGATAATTTTGCAGCGATAGCTGTCGCTGTCAATTCCTCCAAGTTAACGGTCTCGGTAATCTCAGCCTCACGCTTACGGCGCTCAACCTTATGATTGACTCGGTCGATATATTCTTGCGGCACATACATCTGCAATGCAGGCCACAGGCGTAATGCTTCATTCAGCGATTTGCATTTACTCAAGAACAACTTAATGTCTGAGCCAACCTTATCCCACTTAGCCCAGATGGTCGTGCGAATTTCTTTCTCTGCAATCTGATCGAGAATCTCTTGGGCACCAGTGAGATGCAACCTAGTCTCCAACCATGATTTAGTGCAAGATGGGCGAGGCGCACTCCAACGATCTGCGGTTGGAATCTCATAGTAGTTTTGTAGACCTACGAGGTTGACGCAATACTTTTCTTCACGACCTGCTTCATCCACTGAGGTGACTACGTTGAGGTCTTGTGCTTTGCTGTGCTTGAGCCAGTCTTTAGGCAGTTGAGGGAAGACGTGTTGGTAGTCACCCCATGCAGCCTGCATGAGTAACTCACTTGCATCTATAGTGATGGACTTGTCGTTGGAGGGTACTTCGATTTGTACTTCTTGGTCGCGCATCTTAACGATCTTGTTGTGAATGCGGTTTTCTAACTCACGTGTGATGTATACGGTAGCCATTAGGGTTCTCCTTCGAGTTGAATCGTGGTTGCGATAAATTGGAGGGCTTGAGCGAGGGTGACTCGCTCTTGGTAGGGCCCGTAGTGCTGGTGAGGCACTTTGTCGAGTGACATATTGATATGCCACCCTGCTTTGTTGCGTACTACTTCTACGCCAACAGTCTTACTGCGTTCAGTCTGTACTGTCGGAGACGAAGGATTCGATTTGCTTACGAATGCTGTCTCGTTGAGCTTGGTCGGTGTTCTCGTCGAGTGCGTCATAACAAACTTTCAGTAGAGTCTGGTAAGACTCCAACAGTTGGTCGAGTTGGTCTGTGAAGGATTGTTCGCTCATGGTTGCTCCAAGGAAAAAGAGATATTGTCGCCGTAAGGAGCTTGAATGTCACTAGAGATACACCAGACTACGGGATAATCCGGTGCGTTCTCGGGATGAAAATCTGTGTAGCCGTCAGTCAGACAGACGAACACCTCGGGGTCGATACCCTCGGACTCGATGTACTGGAAGCCAGCTTCCATGTCAGTGCCGCCGCCAGAGAAGAACTGGAGCGCAACTTCTTCGCCTTGCTCGAAGACCTCATGCTTACACACCGCAGTGTCTACATACAAGACATGCACACGCTTAGGGTTGCATTGAGAGATGATGCGAGACATGTGACCGTTGTAGTGGTCAAGCTCGAGCTTACTGATAGAACCAGAGACGTCGACTTGGATAACGACTTCGCCCATCTCGGCTACCTTGCCAGTGCTAGGCAGGTAAGCATGTTGTAAGAAACGGCGGTTGGGTCGAGCCCATGTGTAGTCACCGCGACTGAAGCTAGTCATGTAGCGTTCGAGAATCTCATGCCATGGAGTGCCGGGGTCAATGAGGTCTGCGATGATGTTGGCTAACTCGCCGGGCATTTTGCCTTGAGCCTTAGCTGCTTGAGCGGCTTGAGCTATCTCGACACGAGTCTCTGCGTCGATGCGTGTAGCTTCCTCGTCAGACAATGCTGAGCCACGTTGGATAAGGTCGTCGCCTGCACCGCCGGGACCATTGCCATTGGGGTCATCAGGCAGCTTGTTGTAAATCTCGTCGACAGTTGTGTCCTTGGAGCCGGGCATATCTACACCACCAGCGATGAACTGCCCAACGCCAGCTGCTTTGAGCATGTCGTTAATCCAAGCGTCACCTGCGATGTTCCACTTCTTGCGGTTGCGAGTACCGACGCGTGATGAGTGCTGACCGATGACATGACCGACCTCGTGACACAACAAGAACACAAGCTCGTCAACAGATAACTTCTCGACGAATTCTTTGTTGTAGTAAATCTGCCCACGTTGGTCTACTGCGGCAGTTGGGATGGTGTTGTCCTCGATGAGCTGGCGCTTCATAAGGATGGATGCAAAGAACGGATGCTGAGTAACGATTGATACCTTGGCACGGTCAAGTGTGGTTACTGCCATGATTAACTCCTTATGGTTGTGATGCTGATTGGGGTGTTGTTGACTAGCATGTCAATAACGCGTTTGCTTTTTGCAACGTACTCGGGTGACAAGTGCATGTTGATAAGCTCGATAGCTTTCTTGCTATAGATGCCATTGCGAAAGTCAACGAACTTAGCAGTACCCTCACGTAGTTGAGCGATGGTCTCGTCGCATTGGCGTGTGTACCACGAGCGAGCGTAGTTGGGGTTCTCCATAACGAACAGCGCCATGTCTGCCTTGAGCAACTCGATAATCTCCTCGACATGTTCAGGTTGTGGTTGAGCAAACAACGTCACGCCATTCCACCTAGTCTGCAACATGTTGAGCTTGAACTTCTCAGCTAACAACTCGGCTACCTTACGTGACTGTGAATTCCACCCACCAGTGATGTGAGCTTCCTCCAACATACGGATGACTGACTTCTTGATGCGCGGTCCCATGTTTGCGGGGTTGAGTGTCAACACCGACTCCATGCCGCTGATACCTGTGATACGACCTCTTTCAAATGACTGCATTACTTCACCTCGTTTGGTTTAAATTCAAATACGTCGTCTTCGTTTAACACGACACGACCCTCACCCTTACCTACTTTGATAAGGAACTCTGCGTATCTATCTGAGCGTCTAACTAGCCAGTCGATACGTCTGCCTAGTGCACTGATACGCCACAACAACACGGCTATGGTCAGCATCAGTACGTACTCTAGTTCTGTGAATGTCACATTAGCTCTCCAGTTTCTTAGCGACGTGCATCGCTGTTAAATCGTCTTTGTGCATGGGGCTGACCGATATCTTCTGCTCTCCATGTATAGTCCAGCATTTCTTAGAGCCGATGTAGTCGTAATCAAGTCGAACGATGTGCGGCTCAATCAGTGCGAACATGCTGTATGGGATGACGATGTTCTGTACTTCAATCCGAGCAAACACAGTCTCCGCTGATACATTCTTCTCCCACCCTTTCTCTAGTATCACAGGCTTGACAGCAGGTACAAGCTCTATGGCATTTAGCAAGCGCAAGATACGCTTGGCTGTCTTGAATGGTCGTAGTGCAATGTCTTTTAGTTTCACATCAATCCTTCCAATCGTTTAGCTACCATCTCCAACTCATGCTTAGCGTTAGCTCGTGCAATAGCGGAACCCTTGACCACCTCCACTGTCGTGAGCATCTTCTGTGCTTGGTCTTTGATGAACGCAACTGTGTCACGCAACTCTTGGCTTGGGTTAATCGCAAGTCGCAGTGCTGTATCACATCCGTCGATGACGTTATCAATCAAACTGTTGTGGAAGCGTTCACCCTTGGCACCTTGGTACTCAGATAACTTTGTGACCAGTGCGCCCAGTGGTTTGAGCATGCGACCTACCATGTCAGCATTTGCTGCGGCAAGAGCTTCTTCCTCGGCTTGCTTGAATGTTGCTTCGTCTTCTTCGGACAGGTCGAACAGAAAGTGGCGAGCATCAGGCATTGGTTGGAAGCGCATCTCTACGCTTGTTGCTTGTCTGAACTGTTCAGCAGTGGGGTACTCCGATGCGTTGGCTCGCCCTGCCATGTGACCAGCGTTGCGATACATAACGTCGTCAGCTACGAGCTCGTCGTACATGGGCATGTAAGTGTCCAGCAGAGAATCAACATCAGCGATACGCTTACGCATCTCATTGGTGTAGTCGAAGTACAGCTCGTTAGGTAACAGGCGAGGACCAGCATCTACATATGGCAGGGTAGTCTTCTTGTGGTACGCATAGATTTCGTTGTACTTGCACAGGATTTGATTGATAGCCGAGTCACGATTGCGAAACAGCTTGGTCAACACAGTCAACGATGCGTCACCTTCTTGGCGTTGCACTTTGTCAGTCAGGAAGTTGTCGCGCTTGGTGAGTGCTGCACGACGCATGGTAAGTTTGACGAGGACTACTTTGTCCGACAGTTTGGTTGGTTGCATACTATGCTCCTAAGATTACGGTAGCTAGGGCGTAAGCCTT